ACACAATTGACCTTCTCGTTGGGGGAACCCCCTGCCAAAGCTTCTCAATCGCAGGGCTTCGCAAAGGGCTTGCAGACCCCAGAGGCAATCTCATGCTCACCTATCTTGCAATGGCTGAACAACTTAAACCCAAGTGGCTTGTCTGGGAAAACGTCCCTGGCGTCTTGTCATCTAACGGAGGAAAAGATTTTGGAACCTTCCTCTCAGCGTTGGGGCAAATCGGGTATGGGTTTTCATGGAGAGTGCTGGACGCTCAATACTTCGGAATACCACAAAGACGCCGCCGTTTGTTCGTTATCGGATGTCTTGGAGAGTGGAGAAGTGCAGCAGAAGTTCTTTTTGAGTTCGAAAGCGTGTCTGGGGATTCTGCGCCGTGCCGAAAGAAGGTTAAAAGTGCTGCCGTTGATACTGGAGTCTGCACTGCGAGAATGCGCGGCTTTGGAGACTACTCCTGTGACGGCTCCGCAAGCGCACTGAAGGCTAGAGACTACAAGGACGCTACTGATCTCGTTGTTAAGGGTAAAAACTCTGTACGCCGCCTTACCCCCATAGAGTGTGAACGTCTGCAAGGCTTCCCTGATAATTACACCCAAATTTCTTGGCGTAACAAGGACCCTCCCGATTGCCCTGCTGGCCCACGCTACAAGGCTCTGGGGAACAGCATGGCAGTTCCAGTTATGCGCTGGATAGGTGAACGAATACAAAAACAAGATAACCAATAAATTAATAGAAAGCCTTATACATGAGCAACTATCTACCAACTGACTACCAAACTTTTATCGCCACAAGCCGTTATGCCCGTTGGTTAGATAACGAAAATCGCCGTGAAAACTGGGGTGAAACTGTTGAGCGGTATATGCTTAACATCGTACATCAAGCTCTGCCTAATTGGATGTGGTCTAAGGATTCCAAAGATTGGCACGACACTTTAGGTGACTTGGAAATAGAAATTCGAGATGCAATTCTAGGTTTAGAAGTTATGCCTTCTATGCGGTCACTCATGACGGCTGGCCCAGCGGCTGACCGTGACAATACATGCATGTACAACTGTAGCTACTTGCCTGTGGATAGCCCAAGAGCATTTGATGAGGCCATGTTTATTCTGCTGTGTGGCACGGGGGTTGGTTTTAGTGTAGAGCGTCAATTCATTAACAACTTGCCTGAAGTACCTAAACTCATGTGGACTGATACGGTTGTTGTTGTTCAGGACAGCAAAGAGGGTTGGGCCAAAGCATTCAGGACTTTGTTAGCGTTACTCTGGGCTGGTGAAATACCAAAGTGGGATGTGAGTAAAGTTCGCCCAGCGGGTGCTAAGTTGAAGACCTTTGGAGGCAGGGCATCAGGCCCAGCGCCTTTGATTGATCTGTTTAATTTCGCAGTCACTACATTCAAAGGCGCTCAAGAGCGTCAGCTATCAAGCCTCGAATGCCATGATATAATGTGCAAGGTCGGGGAAGTAGTAGTGGTTGGAGGTGTCCGTAGATCAGCAATGATCTCTCTGTCTAATCTATCAGATGATCAGATGCGCCATGCCAAATCTGGTGAGTGGTGGGATGATGAGGCAAAGGGCATCAAACGACACGGTTACCGCGCCTTAGCCAACAACTCTACTGCTTATACTAAAAAGCCAGATGCTCTGTCGTTCATACGGGAATGGACCTCATTAATTGCAAGCAATTCCGGTGAGCGAGGTATATTCAATCGACAGGCGGCTAAAACCCAAGCGGCTAAGAATGGAAGGCGTAACGCTAACTATGACTTTGGAACAAATCCTTGCAGCGAGATCATTTTACGCGGTCCAAGAATAGATGAAAAAACTGGAAACCCCATCCCAGGTACTGGGGGACAGTTTTGTAATTTAACAGAGTGCGTAGTCAGGGCTACCGACACGATTGAAACTTTAAGTAATAAAGTACGCCTAGCTACAATATTGGGTACTATTCAGTCTACGTTTATTAAATTCCCGTACTTGCGAAAGGTATGGGAGAATAACACGGCTGAAGAAAGGCTTCTTGGAGTCTCTCTCACAGGTATCATGGACAACCCCTTAATGACCTTAGCAAATGATGGACTAGCACAAACCCTTGAGCATCTAAAACAGGTCGCGGTGGATACAAATAAGTTATGGGCTGAACGGTTAGGTATACCGCAGTCGGCTGCTATTTCTTGTGTCAAGCCAAGTGGAAGCGTTTCACAATTGGTATCATGCGCCAGCGGGATTCATGCGCGGCATTCTCCCTATTATATTCGGACAGTTCGAGGGGATAATAAAGACCCTATGACTCAGTTTATGATAGACCAAGGCATACCGTCAGAGCCAGAGATGCAGAAGCCAGACAAAACTACAGTTTTCAGCTTCCCAGTAAAATCACCTGAAGGCTCTGTCTGTACAAAAGACATGAGTGCTATCGAGCAGTTAGATATGTGGCTAATGTATCAGAGACATTGGTGCGAACATAAACCTAGTGTCACGATTAATGTGAAAACGGATGAATGGCTCGAAGTAGGGGCATACGTCTATAAGCATTTTGATGAGATGTCAGGCGTGAGCTTCCTACCGTTCAGTGAGCATATCTATCAGCAAGCTCCTTACACAGATGTCTCAAAAGATACCTATGATGAATTGCTTGCAAAGATGCCAGGGCGCATAGATTGGAGTAAATTATCTGAGTATGAGCTAGAAGATACCACTACTGGCATGAGTACTATGGCGTGTAGCGGAGACTCATGTGAAATCGTAGATATATCTGCATAAGTGCATGTTTTTTATAAAAAAAGACCACAGATCGCTTGACCTGTAGCCTCTATTTAAGTATACATAAGTAGAACTGGTTAATTGGTCATCGGTTCGTTGGTTGAAGCCCTCCACTACGCACGAAGTGGGGGGTTTCTTTTATTGAAAAGCACCCTGCATTTGGGTTTCTAGGCTAGACGGTAAGTTTTCGGGGTCCACTTCGCCGTCACCTTCTAGTGCGCCTATAGTGGCTACGCTGGGCTTGGTTGCTCTGTTCACCGTAGAAGTAGCCACTGACGTTGACACATACTTAACACCATCCCAAATGTACCCTAAAGGAGCGCCGATATAACCTTGGTCCTTAACCCGTGTTTGTATGTTGCCCAGCGCCTCACGAAGTTTGTCTGTAGCTCTTTTTTGAATTACAGGGTTCTTCGAAATATAATCGCTCAACAGATTAGGATTTAAGAAAAGAAACTCCATCTGTTCTGCTTTCTTTTTAGCAGGTAATTTATCTACTAAGTTCTTCATAAAGGCAGAACCAATAGCCGCTGCCTGAAGACTTGCATCACCTTTACCAAACAGTACACCTATATTAGCACCTGCTAACCTGGCTATGTTGTTTATCATAGTCTCAGAGTCCTGCATGATTTGATTAAACTGGCGCGGCTGGGCAGTACTTTTTTGCACTCTAATTGACTCAAACATTAATGAAGCCACTGCTTTAGCGGTGTCATCATCCATCAAACCATTTTGGATCATTACGTCCATACGAGTTAGCCCTGAAGATGCGTTATCCATAGGACTAAACAACTGGTTCGACAGACCAACAAAGTCCAGATCGTCACCCTTCTTGGATGCAGTAATCATCATGTCAAAGGTAGAGGCGCGTAACTGATCTAATGCTTTAGCAGGGTCTTCTCCCTGACGTACTGCGGCAGTCCGAATAGTTTCTACTAATTCAGTAAACCCTTTATTAGGGGCATCGGAGGCAAACACTTCAGCCACTGCATTGTTAAACTTCTCGGTAGTGCTAAACTTATCTACCTTAGCTACCAGAATTATGGCTTCTTCCTGTGCAGCAATAAGTTGAGTTGCTCTGTCCTTAACTTCAGGAAACCGCTCAACCAATTTGGAGTTGTCCGACAACCAACGGTTCAGAGCTTCGGGGGTAGGTATACTATCCCTGACTGAAGCATCTGCCAAATCCCTAATCTCATTCTGCAAGGCTACCCTTTGAGCCGCATTCATAGACGGGCCTAGAGCTTTCTTATCAGGAAGGGGGATTAGCTGACCGTAAACTTCTTCATTATCTAAGGAGTAAATGCCTTCTCCGTCAAAATCGTTGGTAGGAGGGGCCTCTTTAGGCCGTGGCGGTACTTTATCATACACCACATTACCTGTTGCGTCTTCTCTAACACGGGCTTCAGCATCAGATTTAGGCTTATCCATCTCTCGCATTCTAGTAGTACGACCACCTGGGTCTATAGATGTATTTGGTGGCCCTCCAATTTCAGTAGCTAAGGTATTTAGTTCAGGCCCTACATTTCCAGCCTCAGACGCGGCTTTCTTACCCTCTGCAATACCTAGATCAATCATTTGCTGTCGTTCAGTACCTACAGATGCAGAGTCAGTAAAATCAGCAGCATCTTGGGAGTCCCTTAGATTTAGATTAGTCTGGGAAGCACTACCTGAAGTAGCGTTTTCTAAAGTAAGTCTAGGGTCTTTGGATAAACCTCCTCCAGAAGCACTGGCTAAAGTGTCCTTAATCCAGAAACGATTATAGGTCTCATTTAACTTGAGACTAAATTTCCTAGCCATATCGATTACGGCTTTGTCAGCCCCATCCAAGGTATTTAATACATTAATCGCAGCGGCTGCAATATTATCAAATCTATCAGCAGAACCAAAGTTACCAGCGGCTCCCTCTGCCCTAGAAAGGTCTAAGAAATAGCTTCTGAAGTTTAACACTTCGCCTACACTGATAGCTTCACCATTATCGGCCCTTGTAATAAAGTCATTTAACACCTGTGCAGGTTCGCCTTGAGCAACAGAGGCTGCGTTAGGTACTCGGCCTTCTTGGGTACGGATGGTTTTAGCTATCTCGTTTACATCTACTTTTTGAGTACGGTCCACGCGGTCCCACCAAAAAGTTTCCATCTTGCGTAGGTTAGTTTTACCCTCCCGTAGGATATTCTGTACTGCTATAGAAGCGGCTTCCATATCGTTTTTAGGTATTGTCTTTAATACATCCTGAATAATTTGACCCTTATCCAGTATTTCTTTCTCTAAGAGGTTTTGGATATACCGGGTTTGCATTAGCTCACCCATGCGCCTTGTGCCTTCGTTTTTCATTAACTTGGTAGCCAATGACCACTGACCTGCAAGAGCTTCGTTAATTTGCTCATTTGCAGCAAACCTGAACTTTTCACTGGTCTGCATAAGCGTGTTTTGAATACCTAAGAGACCTTCATTCTCAGAACCCGTACCTGCGGGAAGCTGGGCAGAACCATCACTTTTCTGAGATGCTTTCAGGGCAGCTAACACATTATCAACGGTGTATGCGTCTGCTTCTGCTTTAAGGGCAGCGCCGTCTACATCCCTACCTTCATCCAATGCAACCTTTGCTCTATTTAAAAGGTCAGTTTTGGTAGCTTCTAATGCAATTAGTATCTCTTGAGCCGCTGCTTTTCGTGCAGCTTCAGTACCCATACCTGCGTAAATCTGCTTAACGGTCCTACCTACAATGGCTAATGGGCTGTTTTTAGCTACGGCCTTAACAACGGCTGTGCCTGTACCTATTCCTACAGAGCCTATTATTTCTCCGCCCATAGACCAGTAAGGATTATCAGGAGCCAAGCTCTCCGCAGTACCTGATCCTATAGCGCCACCCAGGATAGCAACAGCTTCCCCTTTAGCAAATGCAGAGGGGTTCTTAGCCATAGCAGCCACAAAGGGGTGCATATTTGGATTGGCCCCAATTTTAATAGCATTTGCAATTGCAAGTTTATATAGACCCGCCGCTGGTAACAAGTTTTCACCTACTACTCGACCACCTTGATATAAACTACGATATTTAACGGGGATTTCCCTTTTACTGTCAGGGATATCGACTGCGCCTATGTCTCGCAATCCAGCCCTAATATTATCCCCACTTAAAAGCGCACCCTCTTCAGCAGGTCGGGAAAAGGTCATGTCTTCTGGATTAGTGCTTAACTCTGTACCAGCTACCGCATTAACCCCGGCTCTAACGCCTTGCTCTACTTTCCTAGTGAGCCAGTTACTTAGTTCAAACGGCATACCTGCAAAGCTGGTTATACCCGTGTTAACTCCCATAACTGTGGCTTCTACTGCACCTACGTCACGGATTACCTTACCCGTAAGCAAGAAATCCATAATCTCTTGAGGGTCTCCTCCATCCTCTACAGCTTTTTTTAAGTCGTAGGCTTTACCATCAACCTCTAAAACGTCTGTACCCTGAGTATACATAAACTCTACAATATCCGCCGCAGACGTACCTTTTTGAAGCTCATTTAAAAAGCCTCTAGCATTATAGTCCTCTGCATCAGTGCTTTGAGTAACCTCTGCTTCCTTTAAGGCAGCATCTGTCTCCGTATTTTCTGCTACAAACTTTGCAGACTCGGCTGCATATCCTTCAGCATCTGAAACAACTTCCACTGGAGGAGGTGAATTATCAAGGCTCAAGTCCTTAGCTACCTGTGACTGCTGAAACTCGGTGTCCCCAGGAAAACGTGGTACAAAGCCTGAAGGCTCTATCGTAGTCGGTTCCACAAGTACGGGTGCTACTGTCTCTGTATTTTCGGCTACAAACTTTGCAGACTCGGCTGCATATCCTTCAGCATCAGATACACTATCCGCAGATACAGGTTCTGTAGCCGCAGGAGTAAAGAATTTTTCTGTAATTTGACGTTGCTCTTCCGCCGTAGGCTCTTCGCCTACGATATTAACAAGTACACGGCCTTCATCAGGGGTATCAATGTATATCTGTCCCATTAGTTACTCCCTCCAAAAGTGTAAATTTTGGTTCCGTCTGCGGCTACCCCTGATTCAGTTAGGGTGCTAGCTGCGACAGGGGATTCTCCGGTAGAAACAGTTTCCGTAAGCTGTAAATTTGAGGAGATAGGTACTTTTGCCGCTTGCTCACTAGCGTTCCACTCAGCAAGAAGATTTGTATACGCATCAAGAAGCGGCTTTAAGG